GTTTTTTAGCTGTTATAAAGTTATCGTACCACATACCATCAGTGTCTTGTGGTGTACCGCTTGTTGTTGTGCGTTTTGGGTTGTCAATATGCAATATGTCGTTTCCTGCTATAAAAATAATCTTGTCAATATTAAAAGATACTGACTTATTTAATATACCATGCAAACCTTCGCGAACTCTTTGAACAGCTATCTGCATATTGTACTCTTCACCAGTCTCAAAGCTAGAGCATATCTTACCAATATGAATATCAGCAGGATCAAATACAAGGCAGTGTGGATCGTACGATACCTCTCTTTTAAATGTAGGGTATCTTGGACTCCACTTAGATACTTCGTCTATTAAATCTTGTTTGAATTCATCATAGTTGAACTCATCATCTTTCTTGACATTTATACTAAAGTGTTTCCCTTTGTGCCAATAGTGGCTAACCTTACTGAAATCTATTTCAGCAGCCTTACATGCTTCATAAAGCCCTCTGTCTTTTGTCCAGTTATATATATTTTTCTGAACTGAATTAAAGCTTTGATTTAATCCAAACTCTTCTATTATTTGTTTAGCTACTTCTGATGCACTTTTACCTTCTTCAAAAAAAAGATATGCAGCTCTATTCCGATATAATTTCATGTGTTCTATCTAGATCTCTCAAAACTCTTATTAGGTTTTGAATATTTAATTTCATTTCTTTATAGTCAGCATCAACTAAAGATTCGTATATGCAATCTGTAAGATCATTAATCTCAGTCATTACTGCATTCACATAGTTGATGTTCTCCATTTTGTCAACAAATATATTACTTATTAATATTATAACAAATACCTGATAGATATTTTTTTATAATTATCTCATAATTAACTTTATATTTGCAAAGATTTTCTCTCTTTATCACTTTTTTTATGAAGTACTCATTAATAACTTTTAGGTTGTCATCTAAAGCTATTGGTATATTTTCCAAAGTTTTAAAAACTTTAGGTAGTTTTGAATTCATAGAGATAGGAATAGCTTTTAGTTTGACGTCTGCGCAATAAACACCTTTAATCTTCGATGCTGATTCCATATCCATTTAATATATCTCTTATCTCTTCTCTTAACTTATCAGCAAAATCCATTTCTTCTGTAGTAGCTTGCCTATTTTCATAACTACCATACTTAACTACAGATCTTAAATGTTGGTCTAAATCCCAGACAGCTAGTTTCCATTTGTAACCATCTAATGCATCTCTTGCATCATCTTTCTCTTCGAACGAATCGAATTCTAAAATTATTTTCCCCATGTTTTTTTATTTATTATTAGCGGAATCATATATTTTTATCTATATTCCGAGAGTTATAATCAATTATAAATCCTACAAATACAATTATATTCATGCCCACTGAAGATATTATCTCAGTGACATCATCGTATACATTAGTAGATAAATGAACATGCCCAACTACCCAAAAAGGTATGGCTAAGTTCTGACTTATCCAAACAATAGTGTACTTTATTAATCCTTTAGCCAATTTCTAAATGCTAGGCCCATGTTGTCTAATTGATATAAGAACGCTCTATGTTCCTCATCATTCTCTATGTCCATCTTTTTATAAAGCTGGTCGCTATTTTTTAGGACCTCTTTTACAAAATCATTTCCAGCTTTTTTAATTTGTCGGACATAAACATTTGGATACACATTTTTAATGTCCTCCATGAAGTCCATTAGGACTGGCAAAATACTTACCAAGCTCGCCAGTTTTTTCTCGTTCGATATAAATTTCTCTTTCTCCATCGCTTAAACTATTAAAATCATATTCTTTTTTATTAAACATTTCTTCTTCTGTCTCGTAGTATGGTCCGTCTTTATACCCTAAGTCTACCTTGCCATAGTGTCTGACAAGTATACCTCTTATATATTTTTGAACTATACATACTTGAACTCCTGTTATTTCACTTATTTCATCTAATGTTTTTCCTTCTGCACATAATTCTTTGATTCTAGATTTATTCTTCTGGAACATTATAGAATTGTGTACCATCGTAGACTGATGCTTTAACGCCATGATTGTTTAGTTCTTTAATTCTGAATACTTGTAATGGTCTAGGTTTTTGGCCAGGTCGCTTGACTTCAATAAACTCAACATCTGAATTCTTAGGTATCGCCAATAGGTCTGGTATGCCAGTCTTATTGGTGACAGATAGCTTGATGACATAGTAACCATCCTTCTCAAGTTGCTTGATTAATTTAGATTGTATTTGCTGTTCTGTTGCCAATATTTGCCAAATATATAGATTATTGGCAAATGTTTGAAATAAAAACATAACAAAGTGCAATCGAAACTATCGCATCGCCTGCACGACTGTTATGTTCAATTTAATTTTAAAAAAGCCCACCGCACATTTTAAGACGTTGTTCAGCAATTTCAAAATACTCGTTTGATATTTCACTACCAATATAATTACGGTTATTTATTTTAGCCATTTTAGCAGTTGTTCCGCTACCCATAAAACAATCATATATTAAATCTCCTTCATTACTCCAACTTAATATATGGTCATTTGCAAGTTCTTGCGGAAAAGGAGCAGGGTGTTTGTAAACATTATCTTTTGCATTTAAAAATTCCCAAACATTATCTTTTTGTTTTTTGTCGTTAATTTTTTTCTTATCAACGCTTACAAGTCCACTTGAATTTGTTTTATGAAATGATGGTTTACCCCAAGTTTCTGTTCCTGCATAAATACAATCAATCATTATGGGATTAAATGTTTTTGGCTTTCCTTTACTAAAAACAAACATATACTCAAACCCCTGCTCATATCGGTTGTGAGTAAGTGGCACAATGCGTTTCTTTTTATAAATCATTGTATCGTGAATATTAAACCCTATTTCTTTGAAAAATAATGCTTGTTTAAAACTTGTTCCGCTTTCACTTCCGTTTTTGGTTTGGTCAGCAATAACCCAAACAACAACCCCACCTTGTTTTGTTACTCTAAATAATTCCTTTGCTATTTCTTCAAATGGAAATGAATATCCATTATAAGTTCTTAAATCATCATAAGGTGGAGATGTAACTGTTAAGTCCACAAAACAATCGGGCATTTTAGCCATCGTTTCTAAATTGCTTTCACAATATATTTTATTTATTTCCATCGCTTTTTTTTTAAAATTAAACTGATACATAACAGCACATTGGCGGCATTAAAACGACCGCCAATCTGCAAAACGTTATAAGCAAGTGCTACATTTCGTTTTCAAATAGAGTTCCTGCTTGTAAATCTTTTTCTTTTCTTTTTTCTCCCACCCTCTTTTGAATAATGGAAAAATAATTTTCATCTTTCTCAATCATAATAAATTTGCGGTTCATTTCCATACAAGCAATACCTGTTGTTCCACTTCCAGCAAACATATCTAAAACCAAATCATTTTCGTTTGAATGTATTTTTAAAATATCTTTCATTAGCCAAAGTGGTTTTTGTGTTGTATGTTCGGTCTTTTCACTTTGTGGTGTCAATGAACCTTTAAATTCAGGTCTTTGATACGCTTCGTCTTGTCTATTAAAAGTCCATTTGGCATTTTTATTCACGCACCAAATAGCAGTTTCATAGTCAGTAATATATCTTCTATCTCTGTTTCTCGGCATTGGATTTGTCTTAATCCAACGAAGCATATCTTTTATTTCAAGTCCAACACTTTCACAATACCTTGCAATTTCCCCTACATTTTTCCAATCATTAAAAATTATCACACTACCGTTTTTAGACAGTATTCTTGGTATTTCATCAATGTATGAAAATAAATCAAATCCTTTATCCCATTCACCAAAATCAATTCCTGCTCTACCCATAGTATGAAAATTATTTTTCCTTGCTATGTTGTATGGTGGGTCAGTCAGAATTAAATCTACACTACCACTTTCTATTTGCTTCATTTCGGTTAAGCAATCACCACAAATTATTTTTTCCATTATCTACTTTATTTTATTTTTCCCACCGCACAAAAAAGAAAAGAAAAAGGTTTCGTATTTCAATTCAAGTTCTGTGCTATAAAACCGCACCAGCTTATAACAGCACCTATACGCAATTTTCCCAACGCACAAAGCCGACACACAACTGCGTATAGCTGCAAAACGTTACACTCAATCGGGTATAATTTTAGTTAACAGATGATGTATTATACCTATTCGGGTATAAATTAATCGTCAATCTTACTTGACGGTCCACATCCTAAATACATCTCTATTCTAAAACCTTTGGCTTCATAGCTTTTAAATTTATTTTTTTTGATATGTGACTCAACAATTTCTTCGTATTTAATTCGATCCAACTTGTATGCATTGTAATCAATTACTTTTTGCCCTAGCTCATTAACTTGAGCATTGGCAACCAACTCATCAAAGTCAGCTGATGGTGTTGCTTCTCTGTACAATTCTCTGTAGCAATCCATTGCTGCATCAAATAATTTCTGTTCTCTCGTTTTTCTTTTCATAATCTTTCTTGAAAATGTTAATAGTATATTTTTTCTTTGCTTTAACGGTCTTGTATATTTTATCTTCAATGCCGCCTTTTGAGAATACCCAATAAACTTTATTAAACTTACGCTCCATAGTAGTTAATCGGTCGCGTGCTTGCCAATAACTTGTAGCACTAAAGTCAATATTATAGAACACCAAGTAGTCAGCATTTTTTAATGATATGCCCTCACGCCCTGATATAATTTGTAAAGCTATATTCTTATCAGTTGAATCAAACTCATCAAGATCAGTGGTTAGACTATCTCCAAACACTTGCTGAAGTGCGTTTAGTTCTTCTTTAAACTTGTAGAATATGCCTATCTTATGATCTGAAAACTTCCACTTTATACATTCAGCTTTAGTGGTATCAATAACCATACTGTTACCGCTCTCAAACTTAACTGTGCCACTCCATAATTGGTGAAGCTTCTGCATCAACTTAACTGGTGTGTCGGCCAATATAACTTCGTCCTTGCCTTCGACAACTAAGTCTTTCTCAAGTGTTTTAATAATTTGTTTAGTTCTATCAGTCATATCAACATACAATACTTCCTCTTCAATCTCAGTAGAGAATCCTGCCTGCTGTTGTGTAAATGTAATAACATAAGGAAAGATTGCAGCCATTATTTTAATCTCATCGCCTTTTGAGTAGTCATTCACCATAAACCCATTTATCTTGCGCTGAAACTTAAATACATAGTCATCAGCCCATCGGTAGAAGTTAACATAATGTCTGAACGGACTATAGTTAGATACCCAAAACTGATGATATATCTGACTGAATGACTCTGGTGTCATTGTTCCTGATAGAAATATCATTGGCTTGTCAGCGAACATCTGCTTGTAGGTATTAGTTGCTAGCCCTGGTTTTGGAAATGCTCCGAACCTATGGTGCTCGTCATGTATAACTAAGTCGTAGTTAGTATCTTCTAACTTATGCATTGACTCATCATTCGTTACAATTAAATCAAACTTATAGCCAAAATTATTATAGTCATTTAGAATACTTGATACAGCCTTCTTTTTAGTTAGAAATAGAGCTCTTTTTGCTCCGTATAGTTTTGCTGTTTCTAAAGCTGTCAAAGTTTTCCCAGTTCTTACTTCCATAGAAATGTAAACAATTTTGTTTACTTTTAATATGTCAACCGCCCTGTTCGCTATGTTGATTTGATAATCCCTTAGTTCCATCTTCTTTCATTTTATTTACAACATAATTCACTTCTTCAATTAAATCATTATTTAAATGTTTAGAGTATTCCAACCAATTTAACTGCCGTTTGATTTCTCTAACGCTATAGTCAGGAACGAATGATACCGACTCAATCTTGCCAGTAAGAAAGTCATGAGCTTCCTTATAGTCTCTACACATCCTTGAAAGCTCATTTTTTCTTCTTGTGCCATGCTTGGCATATCCATGGAGCTTCTCGGTAAACTCCAATCTTTTTCTAATTATAGACTCACAGAATTTCATAACTTAAGATTTAATTGTTCATCTTCTTTAACTACAAATTCAATATTCTTTCCAAGAGCATTACGAGTTACTATTGGTTTCTTGCCAAATGCAAACTCACCATAGCTATCAATCCATTTATAGAACCTGTTTTGAGATACTTTATACCTACCATAATTACTATAATCAGGGTAGTCCTGCGTAAATGAATTGAATAAGTCTTGTCCTAATGATTTCATCTGTGGCCTAGTGTAAACATTATCTTTTGATGTAGCCCACTCCCAAAAATCAGAACTTGTCTCAGCAATAAATTTACGTGTTTTTAAGTTCTTGAACTCACTACGTACCAATCCTTTGTTTAAATAAGACTGCAAGTTAGCTATCATATAGTTGTCAAACTTATTCCACTCATACTCATCCCATCCGCTGAATAACATGTGACCAAACTCACTCTCAGGTGTAAAAGACTTATTGTAATGCTGCTTGAACTCAAGATCCCACTTACGTCTCTCAAACGAGTTACCTGCACCCTTAATCGCATAGTTAGTTGTTATGACAATCTTTGGTGATCGTTCAAATGGAATGTGTATCTCGTCTTTGTTTTTCTTTTCAAGAGTAATTCCTTCCGTAATAACTGAAAACAATCTCTCAAACTCAAAGTTCTTGCTAACATCATCAAAAACAAGTACCTGAGTATCAACTTGAACTCGTTGATATGGAAATGACTTCTGAAAGCTGAATCCCTTACCATCAATGATAACCATCTTCTTCATGTGACTTACAGACTTTACAAAGATACCCTTACC